AAAAATGAACAAAATACAAATGGAACAGCAGATCAAAATCGCAAAAGAAGGAATTGAAGTACTTGATAAATGGACAGAAATGCTTGACGTTGAAGCACTGGAAGAAAAGCGTGAACAGATAGAAAAAGCAAAAGCTTATTGTGAAGACTGCTTAGATGCGTCGCAAACACTTATTGAAGCTATTGAAGCAACAGAACCAAAGAAAGAAGAAGTAAAGAAAGATGAACCGAAGAAAGAAGAAAAATCGAAGCGTAGACGAGCTCCGGCTAAAAAGAAAGAAGAACCTATTGCAGAACCTTGCCCGCCAGCTGCTGCGGCAGATGATTTAGATGACCTGTTCTGAGGCGGATTATGAGAATTATTAGTCAATACCGGAATAATCGGTTATTCGAAGTCGTACGCGCGTTTTACAACAACGGGGAATTAATCCCAGGTGCGCAGTATTGTGATCAGGAATGCCTGCAGGTACACACTGCCTGCGGGCACGCCTTTCACTGCCGCTGGCGCTTTCAGTGCAGCATGCGCGGCCTTAGTGACGAGGGATCCGCGTATACTTGCCCGAAATGCGGGAAACGCTTGTGGAAAGGCACATATGACACTCCGTGGCTCGACTTGTCCGAATCCGGGCGTAAACGTGTACTCGTACCGTACCGTATTAAGCTGGAAGCGAAAGAATACAAAAATTATCTGGACGTCTGCGCGGAAACATTGAATGTAGATATTGAGTCACCAATTGACGTGTCCGTGCATACTGTCAAAAAATACACTCTGCGTTTTGATTTCAAAAGCCGGGAGACGATTTACATAGAACACGGCGCCCGCGGACGCGCAGTACTTACGCGGACTTTATGGCCGCTGAACAGGATAGCAAGCGATAAAACGAAGTTTTGCATGAAAGATACTGTTTTTCACTACCTGAACGCAGAAAGCAATATCCATCATACAGAAAGGATCCTGATAAACAGCTTTTTCAAAGATGTTGTCAGATGTTTTAATCAAAAGCTGTCTGATACTGTCGGATATACTGTTAAATCCGCGTATATGCCGACCAGCTTACAAGACGGTCACAGCGTTTTTGACTACTGCTTTTCAAATTTCGCATGGCGCCTGCGTTATCCGGACGCAAGAAACCTGACAACAGAAGAAATCAGGATGTGTCCACATGCAGATGACCCGGTAGTACGTTTGTTTGACGAACGAAAGCCATATCTGCAGACTGCGCGTGAGATTTATCGTTTCCCGGATATGCCGGGGCTGAATGCCCGTCTGGTCAAGTGCCCAATTAATTTTTTAAATATAATCCGGACAGCTTGGCCGATTTTACACGAGATAGACAACAAATACAAACTCTTAGATGCACTTCTGCAGAAACGGTATGATATCGGTTTCTACCACAGCTTAGACAGTTATCTCCGATCCCTACGAATAATCAGGCATACCCGGGGCGAAGCGGCTGCGGTTAGGCTTGTGGAGCGCGAGAATGATTATATCGTACGAGATTGCAGGCATATGTGGGATCTCTTGACTTCGCAGAACAAGCGGAAGTTTATCCGGGCGAAAATCCGCAGCCGGGATATTCACGACTACCTTACGCGCTTAGTAGACAGGCAGCAGCACGCGAACGTTCGTATCAAATACAAGTCTCTGCGGGATTTCCCGTTGACGGGCAAAGTTGATGATTTAATCTTCAGCCTGCCGCCGGATACCGAACAGTTAGCAAATTTAGGACGCGCCATGCATAACTGCGTCGGCACTTACCGCGACCGTGTTTTATCTGACAAAGTACGGATTATCGCGGCTTTCAAAGACCGAAAGCCTGTTATCTGTATCGAGATCAGAGGCACTAAAGTGGTGCAGGCAAAACTGGTCAATAACAAGCCTGTCAGGGAAGATGCAGAACTCAACCGCGCCCTGCTGGCGTGGGCAAAGTCAAGGAAATTAATGGTAAATACTTATGACGCTCAAACAGAAAGCGAGGCGGGCGGCGTTGCAATTGCAATATGATATCGAATTTACTATAGCGACAGCGCCGCAGCGCTTTGCTAAAAAATGGAAACACACGAAAACGACATGGTCACACCTGCTTGAAAGACTGTCTAAGCCGACTGTGACAGGAGAAACCATCGCAGAGTACAAAGCGATGAAGAAGTCTGACAGAGACAATCGCAAAGACATCGGAGGCTTTGTCTGCGGCTATCTCAAGGGCGGCCATCGGCTCAAGCAGAACGTCGAGTACCGGCAGGTTGTTTGTCTGGACGCCGACAGTCCCGATGACGACTTCCTGACTGATCTGGATATCGGAATAGGCAATGCGGCATGGGGGCTGTACACAACACACAGTCACACTGCCGCCGCCCCGCGCTACCGCGTGCTTATCCCGCTTGACAGGCCCGTAACGGCGGATGAATACAAAGCTATTGCAAGGCTTTTAGCAAAAGACATCAACATCGAAGCGATGGACTCTACGACATATGAGCCGGAACGGCTGATGTACTGGCCGAGTAAGCCGCAGGACGGGGAGTTCATCTTCAGATACAACGACGCACCGATTCTTAATGCCGATGACGTACTGTCTCGTTATGAGGATTGGCATGATACCTCGCTCTGGCCGACTTCGAAAAAAGAAGCAAGTATCACAATGTCAACGGCAAAAAAGCAAGGCGACCCTCTTACTAAGCCGGGGCTTATCGGCGCGTTCTGCCGGGCACACACGATCGAAGACGCTATAGAGACGTTCCTTGCCGATGAGTATACTGCCTGCGCGGTAGAGGGGCGGTACACGTACACGAAGGGCAGCACAAGCGCCGGGCTTGTCGTGTACAATGATAAGTTTGCTTATTCGCATCATTCGACCGATCCGGCAGGCGGTAAGCTCTGCAATGCCTTTGACCTCGTCAGGCTCCACAAATTCGGGGCACTTGATGCTGATGCCGCCGAAGGTACTCCTGTAGTTAAAATGCCGTCGTATACCGCAATGGTAAAACTGGCAGGAGAAGACGAGGCGACAAGACGCATGATAAGCGCCGAGCAGGCTGAAGATATCAAGAAGAGTTTCAAAGAGTCCGGATTCAGCGCCGATGATGCTGATATGGACTGGATGTCCGGGCTGGTAAGGGGCTCCGGGAAGAATGCACCGATACTTCCGGTGGCGGGGAATTTTATTCTTATTCTCGAGAACGATCCGCAGCTCAAAGGGACTTTCGGACTCGACTTGTTCTCCCGGAGGCTTATCGTAAAAAAAGACCTGCCGTGGCGTAAAAAAGGTATTGATAACATCTGGCGAGATACTGATGACGCCGGTCTGCGCAACTATTTAGCAAAATATTACGATCTGGCCGCAAGACAGGTCATCGATGACGCGCTGGTAGAGGTTATGTACAATCACAAAACGCACCCGGTGCGAAGCTATTTAGAGTCGTTGTCGTGGGACGGAGTCGAGCGTGCAGAAACGCTGTTTATTGACTTTTTAGGCGCCGAGGACTCGCAATACGTAAAAGATGTCACGCGGACGTGGCTCAAGGCCGCCGTGGCGCGTATAGAGCGCCCGGGAGTCAAATACGACTCATGCATAGTACTTAGCGGCCCGCAGGGCATAGGCAAAAGTACGATTTTAGGCAGGCTGGGCGGAAAGTGGTTTAATGACAGCATTGTCAGTTTTCAGGGCAAGGAAGCGATGGAGCAGCTGCAGGGCAGCTGGATTATTGAGTTGTCCGAAATGCAGGCGTCTACAAAAGCGGATAACGACATGATCAAGGCTTTTCTCTCCCGTCAGACAGACAAGTTCCGGGTGCCTTACGGGCGGCGTACAGAAGAGTATCCGCGGCAGTGCGTGTTCGCGGCTACTACGAACGACAGCATCTTTCTTAAAGACCGTACCGGCGGGCGTCGTTTCCTGCCTGTTTTCTGTACAGGCAACGGCAAACGTCCGCTGTCTGATTTGACAGATGATTTCATCGGTCAGGTGTGGGCAGAGGTCAAACAGATGTATGAAGCAGATCAAAAGCTGTACTTACCTGCGGATTCTGCGAAGACCGCAAGAGAACTGCAGGAGGCGCATACCGAGGGCAGTGAGAAGCTCGGGCTGGTCTTAGAGTATCTGGATACAAAATTACCTGAAAACTGGGACGATATGGATTTATACGACCGGCGGGATTACCTCAAGCACCACGGCGAAGAAGGCTATCCCGAAGGAACGGTAGTACGGAGCCGGGTGTGCGCGCTGGAAATATGGTGCGAGGTTTTTGACGGGACGCGGCAGGGCTTCAGGAATGTTGACGCCCGCGAGATGAACGGTATTTTACAGCAGTTAAAAGGGTGGGAACCCGAAGGAGTGAGAGCTACCGGAAAAATATACGGAAAACAGAGAAGCTTCAAAAACATCAAGCCGGTAAAAAGCGCGGCAACAAAGTAGGCAACAAAGTACAAAAAACTGTTGCCGCTTTTCAAGGGCAACAAAGGCAACAGATTTTACAGATATTTCAAAAATTATAGAGTTTAAAGGATTTTGGCAACAAAAGCAACAAAAGGCAACAAACATTGTTGCCGCGTTCAGGATAGATAGGGGGCTGAAAAAGAATGTATCGGCAACAAAGCAACAATTATTCCATAGAGGATTATTGAAATATAGAGTTATAGAAGAAAATAATAGACACATGATCATTTATTTCCTCTA